ACTATAAATGAAACATCAAAAACTGAGTTTAATAGAACTTTATCTGATGGTAACAACTATGAAATCGTAAAAGAAAGACAAGGTTATATCATTAAGAAAACTATCTCAGAATCTGAAACTGATTACATTGAGCCGATGAAAAATAGAAAATACTATTCTTCATATTCTCAAGCTTTAAAAAGATTAAACTTAGTTGCGGGTGAATTGAATAGAGTTAACGAAAATGAAGAAGGTACTTCAATGTTTGGAGAACAAAAAAAATTTACGTTAAAAACTCCTAAACCAGCACCGATGGAAGCCGCGGCTCCACCAATGGCTCCACCAATGGCTCCACCACCAGTACCAGCTCCTGAATTACCAGCGTCTCCTGTAGGAGGTGAAGAAATGGGTTTAGAAATGGGTGCTGAAGAAATGGGACCTGAAGGTGATATGGAAATGGACGCTGACGTGGACATGGAAATGGACGGAGGCGATGACGAACAAGTAACCTTTAAAACAATCCAAAAATTAACAGGTAAATTAACTCAAAAAATTAGAACGTTAGATAACGAAGAAGGAATGACTTCTGAAGATATCAAATATGTTATTAATATGGTTATCTCATCTTTAGACTTAAATTCATTAAGTGAAGAAGATAGAGATGATATCATGGACAAACTTGAAGGTCAAGAAGAAGACTTAGGTGGTGACGACATGGACGGAGAAGACTTAACTGATGATAGTGAAGTTGAAGATATCCAAGCTGACATGGACATTCCAATGGAAGGTGAAATGGAAGAAGGTGGTTATTACGAAAACGAAGATATGGAAGAAGAAGATATGGACTACGGAAACGGAGCTATTATCGACAGTATCTTTGGTGAATCTAAAGTAGATAAAGTTATCTCGAAATATTTTGAAATATCTAAAAAAGAAATTGTTGAAGGTAGAGAAAAAGTTGCTAAGAAAAAATTAGGTAGAGTTGCTGACGTTAGAAAACAAATGGGAGAGGTAGTGAAATTATCTGAAACTATCGAACAAGAATTATCTTCACAAAAATTTTTAAATGAAAATTTTTCCTCTAAGATTATTGGAAAAACAAACAAACAAAATTTAGTGTTTGAAAATAAAGGTAAACAAGTAAAAATAACACCTCAAGGGCAAATATTGTAATATGAGTAAATTGATATACGTAAACGGTTTAGGACCCAATTATAAGGGAGACAATCTTTACGAATTCATATTCTCTGACAGTCTGGATGTGTGGGGAGAGTTTTGGGAGAGTAAACCATCTAATGGTTACCCAACTCCACCTGAATTAAAATATATTAAAAAAGTAGGAGTTCTGAGAAATACTGATATAAAATTAGAATTGATTCAGAACTCCGATTTTTTTTCTATGATAGACGCAATTGACGATGTTGTTGCGTTAGCCTGGGAAACCGATGAAGAAAATGGACAGAAACGTATGGTTTTCAGATTTGGAATGACTGAACAAGAAATAAAAGACAAACTCTACGAAAAAGATTTGATTTTAGAATTTGAAAAGAAAGTAATATATGAAAATTAACAAAAAAGCGTTAGAACTTATCGAAAAAGGAATGTCATCTAAAACTGTTTCAAAGTTAGATGAATCTCAAATCGATATTCTACATACGAGATTAGTTGGAGAACAGGTAACTGAGGTACCAACAAAAAAAACATATAAAGTAGGCCCTGCAGGTGGTAAAGTTGGTGATATGAATATAACACAAGACCCAAACACCAAAGAAGTTATGGTAACTGCCGAACAAGACGATTTAGAAAATAATGATGCACTTGGTGCTGATGCTATGCAAAGTGCTACAGGTCAAGAAACTCCACATATGGCCGATGATATGGCTCCTGATGGAATGGATGATGATAGTGATAACAATAGAAAAGAAATGGGGGAGTCTAAGAAAAAGAAAGACGAGCCAAACCCATGGGCAATTTGTCATTCTCAAGTAGGACCTAAAAAATCTAGAAAATGGGAAAGATGTGTAAGAGAAGTAAAAAAACAATTGGCGGAAGGAAAAAATCCCGTATCTTTGTTTATTGAAAATCAGATTATGAAAATTGTTGAAAAGAACTTACCTCCAAGGATTACCAAAGGTGAATTAGTAAAATACCTTACTGAAGGAAACAGTCCATCGGTAGCACCGTCAAAACCAAAAACAAAACCAACTACAAAACCTGGTACAAAACCACAGAGACCTGCACACCCTGGAAAAAATCCAAACCCTGGTGAGAACCCTGCTCCTAAAGCTAAAAAAGAAACAAACGAAAATAGTCCATCAGTTGCACCGTCAAAACCAAAAACAAAACCAACTACAAAACCTGGTACAAAACCACAGAGACCTGCACACCCTGGAAAAAATCCAAACCCTGGTGAGAACCCTGCTCCTAAAGCAAACAGACCATCTGCGGAAGAGACAAAAGATAAAGTTATAGACGTAATATTTAAACTCCTACAAAATTAAAAATGGCAAGAAAGATTAAAGAACAATTAGATTACGGGAATAGACCCGAAAGAATGGACCCAAATTTAGAAAGAAAATTGGCAAGTCCTGAAAATTTATACGCTCAAAATCCTGCCATGAAAAAAGGGACTGAAGACGTTCAAAGATTGATAAGTAATAGATTTCAAAAAGTTGCGGAAAAATTAAGTCAAGTAACAGGAATTGAAAACTTAAGTTCTCAACAAACTCAAGGTATGGTATACCAAGAGATGATGAGAAAGTTACCGTCTATTATGAGAATAGAGGCTCAACACAGAGAAGAATTAGAACAATTAGCTATAGAGGCGTCTTTAGAAGAAACTGAAGTTCCTGCTGATTGGTTTGTTATTGAGGCTATGTTAAATAGAGAACCTATTAACACTGGTGATTTCAGAATGAAGCCTGAAGATGAGGAAGAAGAGGAAGAGGATGAAAATGAAACTCCTGAAATTCCATCATTCGATATTGAAGATTTAACGGACGAAGAAGTTCTTGAATTAGAAAAACATAAGAGAAATATTATCAACGCAATTGTCCAAGGAGCGGCAAAGAAAGGTCATTATATTTTTCAAAAACCAGATATTAAAGCTAGACTTGACGCAATCAACCCATCTCTTTACGGAGATTATTTAGGTATCATGTCAATTAATGACTTCCTTTATTTTACTATGGAACAAATGATTGAAATGATGAGTCAAACGGGACAAGGTGTTGCAGGTAAAGTAAAATTACAAGACAACGATGACGAAGATGGTGAAGAAGGTGGAGAAGATGAAGATAAACCTGACACTAAAATAGTTGCTCAAGGTATGATTTTCCCAATCTTATGTCATGAAATTATTAAAGGTATTGAAGAAGGTAAAGGAAGATACGGATTACCAACAGATATGGGATTACGTAAAAAAGTTCAAGGTCAAGTTGATATATTATCAAATGAACCAATGCAACTTAGAATAGGTCCTGAAATTGTTGAAAGAATTAGATTTGCACTACCTGATGGAATGTATGAAGAATCAAACCAAGGATTAATTCCTTGGTTCCACATATTACTATACCAAATCCCTGCTGAAGAATTTTTAAAAGTAATCGGATATGCAATATCTGAAGACGAATCAAAAATCAAAATGGCAACTAAAAGGTTTGTAGAAATTATGAAAGAAGCTCAAAAAATGAAATCTGATTTCGATAACTTTAGAGAAGATGGTGATTCTGACGATAGTAATTTAAATCCTGGTGGTGGTTTCAGTTCTTATGACGATGATGAAGATTCTGATGTTGATTACGCCCCTGAAGAAGAGGACGATGACGAGGATTATCTTGATGATATGGATAGTTACTTAGATAGTTTGGGGATAAAAAGACCCGACAATCTTGATGACTTATTAGGTGATTTGGGTATCTCAAGACCCAAATAACCACAAATTGTGAATAAAGAACAATTAATTATAGAAGTAACGAAGTGTATGAGGAATACTCCTTACGCACTTCGTACTTATTTACAGACCTACGATAACACCGTATCCAAATACGTTCCGTTAGATTTATTTCCCGACCAAGTTTCCCTTATAGAAGATTACGATAACTACAATGAAAACGTTGCCTTGAAGTATAGACAGGCAGGGGTTTCAACAGTTACCGCTGCTTGGATATCAAAACGACTAGCCTTTGCCAGAAAAGAAAAACCAGAAAAAGTTCTGATTATTGCAAACAAATTAGATACTGCGGTGGAGATGGCGAATAAGGTTAGAGGATTTACCGAACAATGGCCTTCATGGGTTGGTGCTGGATTCTCTCAAGAAAAAAACGCCCAAAGACATTTTAAATTAACTAACGGATGTGAAGTTAAAGCCGTTGCAACATCACGAGATGCCTTGAGGGGTTATACTCCAACCATCCTGATATTTGACGAGGCCGCGTATATCGAGGCTGACGGAGATTTTTGGGCAGCCTGTATGGCGTCCCTATCTACAGGGGGTAAAGTAATTGTGGTATCCACTCCAAACGGATACGACCCAATTTATTATGAAATCTATGACCAGTCTTTAAGAGGTATGAACGATTTCAAGGTAACCGAAATGTTTTGGTACCGTGACCCTCGTTATACTAAAGACTTGTATATGGTTAAAACCAATGATTTAGTTCACTTCCTTTTAAACAGAGAAGAGTATAATCTTGATGAGGTTGTTATTAATTTATCTATGGATAATCCATACGATAGAGACCATTCTATTGTAACTGACTATATCGAACAAGGATATAAACCGTGTTCTGCTTGGTTTGAGGGAATGGTTAAGAAGTTAAAATACGATAGACGTAAAGTTGCTCAGGAATTAGAATGTAACTTCTTAGGTTCAGGAGATAACGTATTTGATTCTGAGATGATGACAGATATTGCCCAAAACCATGTTAAAGAACCTCAAGCTAAAATGATGGGTGGAGGACTTTGGATTTTTAAAGAACCTGTTAACGGACATAAGTACGTTATGGGTGTCGACGTATCAAGAGGAGACTCCGAGGATTTCTCGTGTGTTCAAATTATTGACTTTGATGCCAGAGAACAAGTTTTAGAATACGTCGGTAAGGTACCTCCTGACATCTTGGCAGAGATTGCCTACAAATGGGGTACAATGTACAACGCATACTGTGTAGTCGATTTAACGGGAGGTATGGGGGTCGCAACCGCTAGAAAAATGCAAGAGATGGGGTATCAAGCGGGTATGTACGTTGATAACGTAGACACTACCAACAAATGGAAGTTTGACCCTAAGATGAATGAGAAGATACCTGGTATTAATTTTAACAGTAAAAGGGTTCAGATTATTGCGTCATTCGAAGAGTCCATGAGACACAAGTTTAGGATTTATTCAAGTAGACTTTATAATGAGATGAACACCTTTGTTTACATTAACGGTAGACCTGACCACCAAAAGAATCATCATGATGACTGTATTATGAGTATTTCTATGGCAATATACGTTGCTGAGAAATCATTCCAATCTTTAGAGAAGGTTGTAAACCACACTAAAGCAATGTTAAATTCTTGGTCAAGTGTTGTAAATGAGAATAAAAACACATCAGACTACTTCAATCCGATGGTTCCTCAAATGGGAAGACAAAACCCAATGAACCAAGATGCCACTAGAGCTGATTACCAAAAATATGGATGGTTATTTGGTGCGTAATAACTATTTATATTATCAAGGTAACAAGTAAATTTACATTATGGCAGAACAGAATATGACGGTTTGGCAAAGACTGTCCCAAACATTTGGTCCGAATTCACTACTTCAACAAGATTATCCGACTTTTAAGTTTGATAAGAAGGAATTGTTGCGTACAAAAAGTAGAGAGGAATACGAGAAAGAAAAATTACAAGCACAGCAAACATTTTATTTAACCAATCAGTGGGCTAAGGTTGAAAACAACCTTTATTCTCAAGCCATTTATTATGAGCCAACAAGATTGTCTGCCCAATACGATTACGAATCAATGGAGTATACTCCTGAGATTTCCGCAGCATTAGACATCTACGCAGAAGAATCTACAACAACTAATGAAGATGGTTTTATTCTTCAAATTTATTCTGAATCAAAAAGAATAAAAGGTGTGTTGGCAGATTTATTCAACAACAACTTAGACATTAACACTAACTTACCAATGTGGACAAGAAACACTTGTAAGTATGGTGACAACTTTGTTTACTTGAAATTAGACCCCGAGAGAGGGGTTGTGGGGGTACAACAGTTACCAACGATTGAGATTGAAAGACATGAGGTAGGAGTTAGTGCAAAAATTTCTACAGACATTACAAAAGAGTTAGACAAAGATAAGAAAGCGTTACACTTCACTTGGAAGAATAAAAATATGGAATTCCAATCGTGGGAAATCGCTCACTTTAGATTATTAGGTGACGATAGAAAACTTCCTTACGGTACTTCTATGTTAGAAAAGGCTAGAAGAATTTGGAAACAATTATTATTATCGGAAGATGCGATGTTAATATATCGTACTTCAAGAGCACCTGAAAGAAGAATGTTCAAAGTGTTCGTAGGTAATATGAATGATGATGACGTTGAAGCTTACGTACAACGTGTTGCCAACAAATTTAAAAGAGAACAAATTGTAGATAACAAAACAGGTAACGTGGATATGAGGTTTAACCAAATGGCGGTTGACCAAGATTACTTTATTCCTGTAAGAGACCCTGCGGCACCAGACCCAATTACAACATTACCTGGAGCCACAAACTTATCAGAGATTGCGGATATCGAATATATACAAAAGAAATTATTAACGGCACTTCGAGTACCTAAGGCGTTCTTAGGATTTGAGGAAGTTGTTGGTGATGGTAAGAACTTAGCATTACAAGACATTAGATTTGCTCGTACAATCAATAGAATCCAAAAGAGTATGTTGGCTGAGTTAAATAAGATTGCGATTGTTCACTTGTTCCTATTAGGATTTGAGGATGAACTTTCAAACTTTACTATCGGTCTTACAAACCCATCAACTCAAGCTGACTTATTAAAGATTGACGTTTGGAAAGAAAAAGTATTATTATACAAAGACTTAGTCTCTGACCCAGGTAACGGTATTCAAGCAACATCATCTACATGGGCTAAGAAACATATCTTTGGATGGTC